TTTGCGAGTCACAGCCATTTTGTGCTGCAACCCTTTTATCGCTCTGTTAATTTCGCCCTGCTCAACCCTGCACTTGTGATGATGGTCGATGTCTGCCCTGAAATGCTTATACTTTTCGCACTCACTGTGGCACCCTGCGTGCCGGTCTTCACAGTTCATACATGGTGAGGCGTATGAGGTCAGGCGGATGCCGCGTCTCATTTAACCACCTCTTCCAATATGGCTGCATACTGCACAGCGCGCTTGCACATCTCCGGATCCGTACCACATGCACGGCTGAAGGCGTCCCGCACTTTCCGCCAATCTACATCTGAATTGCTCATGCGCTCCAGGCAGTTGACAAAGATTTGGGCAAGTTGAATCTCATTTTCTCTTGTCATATTTGTTACCTGACTGTTACCTTGTTACCTATTGTTACCCATGCTTCTATATATTCCTATTTATATATATTTATTTTATTTACTACTTTATAGTAAATATTAGGTAACAAAGGTAACATAGGTAACAAAGTCTTATAAATCAGCAGTTTGCGTGTTACCTAGCTGTTACCTAGCGTGTTACCTAGGTAACAAAATGTCTCATTTAAACGGCAAAGAGTCCACTTTTGATGCGTCAACAAAGTGAGTATTTCGTTCGTAAGCGATTTGATGCCCATACTCTCCGCATCGTTGTTTCCCAACTTTGCGCCACTCGGTAACAAACTCCTGCATAATTGCATGTATCTCATTCGACTCTCTTCGGGTCGGCTGCGAAAAGTTACCCAGCGCCTCTTTCCACAGTTCAGCCACACATACACGGTCGCCTGCTTTCGTGTCCAGATATTCCTTGACGATACCGACACGCGCATCTTCCTCCGTGTACAGCTTCTGCATCTCGACGGCCTGTTTTTCGGCATCCTTTGGCAGCACTAGCTTAAACTTTCCACGCTTCACAGCATCCATCGCCTCACCCCATGCCTGCATGATCTCAGCCATCGCTCTTTCCGGGTCATCCTGGATGAGGTACTCACGCTTGTCAATGTGACATGTGACCGGAAGGAAACGCCTGTTGCCGGTCGTGTCCGTGAGGAAGTTCTGGCTGTTTGTCGTACCGGCAAGCACGAACATTCTGCGAAGCTGTTCCGACCGTCTGCCATAAGGCGGTCTGTAGATGTCAATTTGGGAAGTAATAAACGCTTTGATACTCTCAACTTCACGCGCCCGCTTCAGTGCCTGTAATTCACCGACCTCTGCTATCCAGATTCCTCTGGTGTTCTCGATTGCCTTGATTGAGTCAAACGTTGAAAAGTTATCATTGAACCACTCTGACTTGAGTGCCAGGAACCGCAGGAAGGTAGATTTACCACAACCCTGCTCACCGACTAATACCGGCATGTAGTCAAATTTGCAGCCCGGTCGCAGTAGTCTGCTGATTGCTCCGTACATGAATACGTGCATCACTGCGCTCTGGTACTCATCCGGATCCACGCCAAGCATAGTCGGCAAAAGGTTCTTGATGTGCTCACCGCCATCCCAATTCTGGTGACAAGCTTCCAGAGCATCTAGGACCGGATTAAAGGATAATCGCCCAGCAACATTCTGGAAGGCGTCCATAGCTTTTTCGCCTGACTTTAAACCGTATGTCGCTTCAATGTAGCTTCGAAGGTTTGAATCATCCAGATTTGTCCATTCACGCCATCCCTTATGTTGTTTCCATGGTACGTTGCCATAGACATAAGGCGCACGGGCCAGCTCGTTCAGTCTGATTCGGCCATACAGGTTATCATCGAACATAATAGCCTCTTCAGCGTTTTTGATGGTCTGGGCGGGCCGATCTGTTGGTGTGCCGTCCTTTCCGATCATCATTGCAAGGTTCGGATCGCGTTTCTTTGGCAGACCGTCATCGTTGTAAATGGCAAGCTCGCCCTTCTTTTTGGTGAGAGCGCTTTTGACGATCGACTCGATTTCCTCATCATCAAGCGGTTCATCGCAGTTGTTCTGATTGGCCTGTCTGACTGCTTCCTTGATGCCATCGTCTGGCAAGCCTTGCGCCTGGAGCGAACAAGCCAATTTGTAAAGCGTGGCATTTCTCTGCCCAGCTTCAATCCTTGATGGAAGATGGAACCGTTCGGAGTGCTCGGCCTTGCCAGTTGTCAGAAACGCTTTCACCTGTTCATCAACTGGTGCGACTTCATACTCCTCTGGCGGATATTCCCATTCGTAAGCAGTGCCGTTAGGGTGTAGAGATGGTGGAGCAACTACATAGCCACCCTCACCACGCACATCCACACCCTCAAGGATCCCCGCACGGTTCCCTAAATCCTTCCCTTCATAACGATAGTAGGAATGGGCACCGCCTCTGCCAGTTATTGCTCTGACTGTCTCCGGGAGCGCACCGTGTTCGCGTTCCCAGTCTTGCATACTGGCATATCCATCAAGGCCTTTATCTTCATCAATATCCTCATCAATGACAATAAGGTTGGAAGCTGATCCGGTTGCCACGCCGACAGCTGCATCTGGCCATTTCCTCCACCAGGCTTTTATGGCACCGACTGTCTTCTTGGCGTCCTTGCACCCATGAGGCGTCAATGGCTTCTTGGTGGTGGAAGACACCGGAAAGACTGCCCAGCCATATTCTGTAGCGTATTTAATCGCCGCTTCTAAACATGTCATTGCTTAACATCTCCACTATCTTTTTTGCAGCGGCCTCAGGCCGACAAAACTCGAACATGACACCATAGCGGTCCGAGATGGTTTCCATCGCCTTCTGGAGCTGTGGACCCTGCACACATTTTGGTGAAAGCACACTCCGTGGATTTATCCATGTATGGACATCTGCGACCTTATCAATGCTGTCATTGTTTTCCACCAGAATGATCAACTGACAGCCCGCAGCTTTTGCTGCTTTACATTCGTTGATAAATCGCCGGTGTTCCTTTCCGCAGATGTTAGCTGCGATCTCGTCCATGTTCCGCTTGGTATCAATGCTGATTGGTGGGATTGGCGCATAGTCGCCAAATGGCAACTTGCACCGCACCAACTCAACACCGTTCTCAGCAAACCACTCATGCTTTATGTCATGCTTGCCTGCCTGTTGCCGTGTGTCTTCCTGTATGATCATGAGAACGGCAGCTGCTCTTTAGCGAGGTCAGCAGCCTGGAAGCCGTCCGGAGCATCGTCCTTGATGGTTTTGAGTGCCGGTACCTTCTGATCAGCGAGTTTGTCAACCGAAAACTCTCTAGCAACATAAAGGCGTGTCTTCTTGTTTCCATCGTTGCCGTAGTATTCTTCCTCGCCCAGAAGCAACCCAATCTGTTTACCGATCAGCGTCTTTTCGTCTGCGTTCACGTTGCCGTCGAACACATAACCGGCATTGCTTCCGCTGACAGCAGAGCAGAACCGTTTGAACATTGGCAGAGCCTTGGCCTTGTATGACTTAACATATGCGCCGACCCATGCCCAATCTGAATGGTCTTTGCGGATCGCTTCGAAGTGACCGGCGAAGTCGCCTTCAGCAATATCATAGCTGACCTTCAGATATTCCTTATCGGTAAAGTCTTCCACATTGGTGATCTTGCAGATGTATGCGCCTGCCGGCAGTCTTGTGCTTGATCCTGCTTCCTGCACATTGGTCATGTCTACTTTTTTCATGGTCTTAATCCTCCTATTTGTAGATTTCGTTGTATTTATCATTAGTTGCAAAATCGAGAGCGCTTTCCAGAATGAACTGCGCCTCATCAAGGTTGTGACCGTTCAGCTCCATGAGCCAGTCAATTTCTTCTTTGAGCTGCTTACGATAATGTTCTATTGCCTTAACAGCTCCTCTTCCGAATGAGTCCATTCATAATCCTCCTATTTTGCTTCCACAACATCAAAGTCCTCCGGGTCATATCTTCTGGCGGAATATGCGTTGTTGCCCTTTACGTTCTTCCACCAATAATTAGCTACTGCCTTCTTGGGCGACACTGCCCATGTTTCGCCGACCTGTTCGCCATCAAGGATGATGTAATAATGCTTCTTGGTCGTCTTCATTCCTTTGCCTCCATTCCGTAGTAATCACGGATCGCCACATCTACCGCCTTGAGATCATTTGGAATCTCAAGCTCGAACATCCCTTCAGGCGTCTTGGCTGTGCTCTGGCCGTTGCTCTGCGTATAGAACTTGTGATCCTGGCAATAAATGACAATATCGAAGCAGCCTTCCACGGTCAGCTTTTCGTCAAGCATTTTACCGATAGTCTTAGCCTTCTCCCTGCCATCGCTGTCTGTCTCGCAGTGATGCAAGAAGTAAACGATTTTGTCATCCTGTTCCAGTTCATTGATGAAATGGATAAGTCCTCTGAAATTGGCAGCCATCTGGGTATATTTGTCGTAACCCTTCTCGGCAGCCCGATCGAACAGTTCGTTGACCAGCAGATACTGGCTGTCATCGATGACAATACTTTTGCATTTTGCGCTCTCGATTGTTTTGGAAAGCCATGCGTATTTTGCACGATTGAGGCTTGCATAGTCCTTGACATCTGCATATGCCTTCGGGATCCGTGCGACCTTAATATCTGACTTGAACGGAAGCCGTCCTTTTTCCACGCTGATCACTCCGACCTCATCCGGAGCAAAGTTCTTGATGGAATAGGTTTTTCCGCTTCCGGATCTGCCCATAATTAATACTGGCAGGCTCATGCTTCTACCTCCTCACTCTTAATCTTCTTGATTGATACCGTAATTTCCCCCTCAGCCGTCAGCATGGTTCTGGCAA